TGTTTATGATGAGATTGGATATAACCTTAAGCCTATTGAATTGCAAGGTGCAATGGGATTAGTTCAATTAGAAAAACTGGAGACAATTCATGCACTTCGTCGTCGTAATTATGGTTTGTTGTTTGATATCTACAGCAAATACGAGGAGTATTTCCATCTACCAAGAGCACAAGAATACTCAGACCCAAGTTGGTTTGCGTTCCCATTAACAATTCGTGCAGGTTCACCTTTCAAGCGCAGTGACATTGTAGACTATTTGGAAGAGAATTTAATTCAGACAAGACCTTATTTTGCCGGCAATATTATGTTGCAACCTGCATATTCTCATTTAATGAATCCTGCAGATGCAAGAGATAATTTCCCAGTTGCTACAATGACAATGACTAATACTTATTTCCATGGTACAAGTCCTGTTATTACTCCAGAACAAATTGCATACATCGGAGAAACTGTAGACAGTTTTATGAGTTTATTTAAATGATATCCAATCAAGAATTAATAGATTTTGAAACAGAAATCGGAGAATTATTTAATCAAGCAAAGATTAGAGCTCCGATTCACTTATCCTCGGGGAATGAAAAACAAATTCGCCAAGTATTTAAATTTATTGATACTGAAAAAGATTGGATATGTTGCACTTGGCGCAACCATTATCAGGCATTGTTAAAAGGCATTCCACCTGAGATATTAAAAGAACAAATTGTAAAAGGCAAAAGCATGATTTTGAATATGCCTGAATACAAATTTATTTGTTCTAGTATTGTGGGCGGTATTCCTAGTATAGCAACAGGCATTGCGCTTGCAGCTAAACTAAAAGGAACCTCTGAAAAGGTTTGGTGTTGGGTTGGAGATATGAGTGCAGAGACGGGTGCATGGGCAGAGGCATACAAATATGCGGTTGCCCAAGATTTGCCTATTACTTTTATTGTAGAAGATAACGAATTAAGTGTAATGACTCCTACTGAAACAGTATGGGGAAATCACAAATGGTATTTGCCTGAGCAAAACGTCGATAAGTTTGTAAGTGAACACTTAATATACTACAAATATAAAAATGATAAGTATCCTCATGCAGGAGCAGGTGTAAGGGTTCAATTTTAATGACTACCGCAAAATACAATGCTGAATTAAAGCAAGCAATGAATTGGATTGCAGATCAGGATAATGTAATGATACTTGGTCAAGCAGTTTGTTATGCCGGCACAGGTTGCTATGAAAGTCTAACAGAAGTTCCTGCTAATAAGAAAATGGAATTTCCTGTAGCAGAAAATTTGCAAATAGGTGTTAGTACTGGCCTAGCACTTAACGGAATTGTTCCCGTTAGTGTAGTTCCTCGTTGGAATTTTTTATTAGCTGCAACAGATCAAATTATTAACCATTTGGATAAAATGCGATTAATGAGTGACGGTAAATGTAGCCCTAAAGTTATTATTAGAGTTGCAGTAGGATCAGAGACACCTATTGATCCTCAAGATCAACATAAAGGTAACTTTGCAGAAGCATTTAGATTGATGTGCAAAACAATTGATGTCGTAGAATTAAAAACAATTGAGGATATCATGCCCGCATATCAAAAATCATATAATAGAACAGATGGTATTAGTACCATACTTGTAGAGTTTCCAGATTTTGGAAAGGCATAAAATGAGAGTTTGTGATTGGATTGCCGAATATTTGTATTCAGCAGGAATTAAAAATGTACATGGTTTAATGGGCGGTGGTGCTAGTGGCCTGAATGATGGATTTATTAAAAACAAAAATATCAATTATATTTGTTACCATCATGAACAAGGCGCTGGGCATGCTGCAATTGGCGAAGCAAAATTTACAGGTAACATCGCGGTTGTTAATCCTACAACGGGGTGTGCTGGAACAAATTGCGCAACATCAGTATTAAACGCATGGCAGGATTCGACTCCTGTATTGTTTATATCTGGCAATGTTAGAACAAATACTTGCTCAGGCCATATTAACAATATGAGAAAGATAAACATTCGTAAGTATGGGGTACAAGAACATCATGTGGTGGATACATATAAATCAATAACAAAGTTTAGTCAATTTGTAACTAGACCCGAAGATGTTCCTTTCGCATTATCTTTAGCAATACATATAGCTAAAAGTGATAGACCAGGCCCCGTTTGGTTAGATATTCCTAGTGATGTTCAAACAGCAAAGATGCCTACAAGTTATGTAGAATATAATGCTGGTCAACGTAAAAGACCTATTGAAGTTTCTCATATAAAGGCAACGATTGAAAAGTCTGAAAGACCAATTGTTCTTGCAGGTTATGGTATTAGACAAGCAGATGCTGTATATAACTTTAATAAATTCATTGAATCATATAAGATTCCATACGTTAGTACATATGGTGCAAGAGATTATAATGATGCCTATCATCCTTTGAATGTGGGTGCCATAGGCATTAAAGGTAGTCGAGCAGGAAACTTTGCTATGCAGAATGCTGACCTGTTGTTAATTTTAGGTTGTAGTTTGGGTGCTAGTGTAATTGGATATGATCCAAAACAATTTAGCCCACACAGTTATAAAATTATGGTAGATATAGATGCAGATGAATTCGATAAAGGTATTGTTCATATAGATGAAACATATAACACATCATTGAATGAATTTTTTGGAGCAATGTTATGACAAGAGCCGAATGGGTTGAAAAATGTGCATGGTGGCGACACAAGTGGCCTGTAATGCAAAATGAATATAGAGCAGATAACGACACATATCGAGTAAACATCTATGCTGTTCTTGATGCAATTAATAAGCATAGTACTGCTAATGATATTTTAATGGGGGATGCTGGTAGTATTAGCTATGCTGGCCCTGTTGCGTTGAATGCTAAAAAGGGACAAAGACTTATCTTTAGTCCTGCACAAGCTGATATGGGATGGGCATTGCCTGGTGCAATTGGAGTTAGCTTAGCTAGTAAACAACCCGTTATTGCTATTACGGGCGACGGCAGTTTTATGAGTAATATACAAGAACTTGCAGTTGTTAAACAACATAATCTTAATATTAAATTTGTGATACTGAATAATAATGGATATTTAAGTATTAAAAATACACAGACAAAATATTTTGATGGTCGCGTATATGGCACAAGTTCTGATACTGGATTATGGTTTCCTTCATTTAAAAATATTGCCGCATCTTTTGGTATAGGATATGAGGATGTTAGACTTGCAAAAGATTTAGATAGAATGGGCGAAATGTTATCTAAAGAAGGCCCTGCAATTATAGATTGCCAATGTCTTTTAGAACAAGAAATATTGCCAGCACAGGCATTAAAGAATGGTAAACAATGTGGCCTACACGACATGATGCCGTTTCTAAGCGATGAAGAATTAGAAAGTGAAATGATTGTAAAACTATGAAAATTTTAATTGTAGGTGCCGGCGGATTTGTTGGTACATATTTGACTGAGCATTTAGCTAAAAAGCACGAAGTATATCCTTTATACAAAGGCACACTTGACTTATTGGATAATACTACAGTTACTACATTATTAGAAACACTGCAAGTTGATATAGTTGTTAATTGTTTAACTTTTGGCGGTAAAGAAAAGGTTAAAGAAAATAGCGCAACAGATGTAGCAGATAACCTTGCAATGTTCTATAATTTTTATACCAATCAACATTTGTATACTAAATACATTAATATAGGTTCTGGAATTGAAAAATCAGAAGACAGTTCTGCATATGCATTTTCTAAAAGAACAATTCATAATATTATAAAAAACAACAATAAATTTTTCACACTTAGATTATATGGTTGTTTTGGAAAAGGCGAACCTGATTTTAGATTGTTAAAAAAGTTTCTATCAGCAACTGAGCCTCTAAAAATTGCAGATAAGTATTTTGATTATTTTTCAATTCAAGATTTTGGAAATGTTGTAGAATATATTGCGAATGAAACACAAACAGGTAACGAACGATACTATAGTTATGATATAGATTGTGTTTATGGACAAAAAATGTTGCTTAGCGAGTTTTTAGATTACTTTTGCGATATAAATAATATTGAGAAGAATTTTGTAGTAGAGTCATACTCCGATAAACATTATACCGGAGATAGTAATAATCTAATGAAACTGCAAGGGGCTGGTCTTAGATTATATGGCTTAGCCCATGGATTGAAAGTTTATATATGAAAAAAGTAGTTTATGTAACCGGTTGTCTTGGTTTTATTGGTTACCATGTCACAAAGAAATGTCTTGATGCAGGATACTATGTATTTGGTATTGATAAAAAGACATACGCAAGCAATTTAAATTTCCTGCCAGAATTAGAAAAGTCTCTAAAATTTAAATTTTTAGAATCAGATATTAATGACATTGAGCGCATTCATGATTGCGATTACATCATTAATACTGCGGCAGAAACACACGTAGATAATAGTATTGCCAGCTCAGATGTATTCTTACAGAGTAACATCAATGGAGTGCATAAGTTATTAGAACTTATAAAAGCATTACCAAAAGCAAGAAGGCCAGTATTATTGCATTTTAGTACAGACGAAGTCTACGGAGATATAGAAGAAGGGTTTCATACTGAAACAGATCTTCTTAAACCCAGTAACCCTTACTCAGCAACAAAGGCTGCTGCGGATATGTTAGTTACAGCCTGGGCAAGAACATATGATGTACCTTATATAATTGTTAGACCCACTAACAATTACGGTATAGGACAATATGTTGAAAAATTTATACCCAAAGCAGTTAAGCATTTGATGTTGGACAGACCAATTTTAATGCACGATAACGGCACACCCACAAGAACATGGTTGCACGTTAGTGATACTGCATCTGCAGTCTTAACAATTATTGAATCTGGCAAGATTAACGAAACATATAATATTTCTGGCAATTACGAAGAACAAAATATTGTTGTTGCTAATAAAATATTAAAAGCATATGGCATTGATAAATCTGATTACTTAGATCATATGGATTTCTCTGAAAAGAGACAAGGCCAAGATGTTAGATATGCAATAGATGATTCTAAATTAAAATCGCTTGGATGGAGACCAGTAGCTAATTTTGATACTCGATTAAAAGAAATTGTACGATATTACAAAGAACATTTCATATGGTAAATCGAGCAATTATATACCACCATCTTGGGATGGGTGATCTGTTTACTTGTAATGGATTAGTTCATCACATTGCCAAAGACTTTGACGAAGTATGGTTAGCTACTAAAGATTACGTAGTGCCAACTGCGACACATCTATATGCAGACTATCCCAAGATTAAAATATTTGAAGTTAAACAAGAACCGCATGATATTTTTGACTTTGGTACAATTTCAGAAATATCCGTTATAAAGGTTGGATTTGAGCACACAGATCCAATGCACTTTGAACGATCTTTTTATGCGCAGTATGGGTTGACACTCGAGGATAAAAATACAAAATTTAGAATGCCGTTAGACCTATCACAGTCTATTAAATTTTATAATAAGACTGTTTCTAAATTAGGAAATGATTATATCTTTGTTCATACAGAAAGCACTGCTGGTAATTTTGAATTACAGATTAATTCCGCATCTCCTAAGTTTATAGTAGATAAATCTGATACTCCAGATGTGTTAGATTATATACACACAATATGCAATGCGAAAGAAGTCCATTTTATAAACAGTGGACTATATCCTTTAATATCTTTATTGTCACATTTAGGATTATTAAAGACAAACAAGGTTGTTTATCACAACACTAGAAAATTTCACCAAGGCGGATTGCCTATAGAAATACCAAATCATTTTGAAACAATTAATTATTGATTATGAAAATTATATCCATAAGTGTTTGGGGTGATGACCCAAGATATATTGTTGGCGCAAACCGTCAATACGAATTATCAAAAAAATATTACTCCGATTGGGAATTTAGAATTTATACAGATGACAAAAATAAATTCTCAAATTTAGCAGATGCAAATATCATAGAAGTTAATGATGGTAGCTACGGAATGTACTGGCGGTTTCGAGCAATGTTTGAGAATGAAAATAACATTGTGCTTGTACGTGACTCAGATAGTAGAATTACTATACGAGAACAAAAAGCAGTTAATGACTGGATAAATTCTGATAAAAAGTTCCACACATTCCGAGACCACGATGCACATTTTGAATTTCCTATTATAGGTTGCGCATTTGGTTATAAGGGTAAATTTAGTACGCCTGTATTTAATTTGATGAACAAGTATACAGAACAACTTAATTATTATGTGGGTGATCAAATATTCTTGCGTGATGTAATTTGGCCTTTGGTTCAAGATAGTGCATTAGTGCATTCTATGAATGAAGGCTGGTTTGGAGAAACAAGAGCACTATTAGTTAATCCATATGATTTTTGTGGTAATGGATACGACGAACACGATATGCCAATGTATCCTCCTACATTAAAAGAATGTGCGGAGTTTGATCCAAAATCTGTATCTAAAAAGTATAAGTTTAACAATGGTGAATTACACGAATAAAATAAGGAAATATTATGGGAATTGGTAATCAGGAAATGCAGTTTTTAGTCAACGTAAGTCAGCACGGCCCGTTTGGTAAAACAATTACTGCAGGTAGACAAGGTCTTCATGTGCAAAAACATAATGTTGAACATTTTTTAAACATAAAAGATTTTAAACCTAGTCAATATTGTGACGATATGTTAATGGAATATTTTGGAGCAACAAAGGTTGATTCAATAGATTATTCTGATTATGAGGGCGCAAACATTATTCATGATATGAATTTACCTTTGAATCGCCCTGAAGAATATGATACTGTTATTGATAGTGGAACATTAGAACACGTATTTAATATTAATGAAGCATTTAAAAACATAACTAGATTATGTAAAGTAGGTGGCCAAATTTTACATGCACTGCCTGCAAATAATAATTGCGGACATGGATTCTGGCAATTCTCTCCTGAATTATTCTTTGCATTGTATTCTGAAAAGAATGGGTATAAAGACACACAAGTATTTGTGGGCGATACCGCAGACTTGGGATGGACATATGAATTGGATCCGCCTGAGCCCGGACAACGATTGGAAATAGAACATCCAAGACCAGTATATGTTATGGTTAGAACTGTTATAGCGAGAAAAGATTTCGCACATAAAAATATACAACAAGCAGATTACGCATATCAATGGAGCAAAGCTGCAAATGACTAAGGTGACAGTAATTACAGCAACAACAGGTTCAGAATATCTAAGAGACAATATTAGATCAGTTGCATCCCAAACATATCTTGATGTTCAACATCTTGTGGTTGTAGATGGCGAGCATCATCTAGACAAGGTGGCGCAAATCTTGCAGCAAGAAAACCACAATGCAGACTTAGTTGTCTTACCTTATGCAACAGGGGTCGATCAATATAATGGTCATAAAATTTATGGCGCGTTTACTCATATTGCAAAGGGCGATTATATTTGTTACCTGGATGAGGATAATTGGTTAGAACCAGAACACGTAGAATCCCTAATAAAAACGGTTGGCGATAACCAATGGGCGGCGACCTTAAGAAAGATTGTAGACAATGAAGGTAAGTTCATTTGTAATGATGATTGTGAAAGCCTATGTAATTGGGAATCGGTTATCAGAGATTATTTTGTAGATGTTAATTGTTTCTTTTTTAGTAAACCATTAGCATTGCAATTAAGTCCTATTTGGTTTAGACGTGCAAGGCATCCAGACGATCAACCTGAGGTTGATAGAGCATTGACTTATACGCTTAAAGATAATAAAATAGAGTGTGAGGTGACAGGAAAGTATACTGTAAATTATCGAGCAGGTAATAGAGCAGATTCGGTTCAAGGCCAATTCTTTTTGAAAGGCAATGAGATTATGAAACAAAAATATAATGGAGTATTCCCGTGGAGAAAGTAGATTACAAATACAACGAAGGTGAACTTATTAAAGAGTTCCAAGAATATATTGATGCAACATATGGACAACATTATTCAATGAATAGATTTCAGGCAACTGAATTTATTATTGACAATGGACATGGCGTAGGCTTTACCGCCGGCAATGTTATGAAATATGTTCAAAGATATGGAAAAAAAGCAGGAAGGAATAGACAAGACCTGCTAAAGGTGTTACACTATGCATTGATGCTTTTATATGTACACGACATTGAAGTAGAAGAGCCGATGATGCATCGGGAACCAATTGAAGATTATGTGACGGACTATCCCCAAATTTAAAGGAAAATATTATGCAATTTAGTAATGAAACAATTCAGTTCTTAAAGAACTTCGCCGCAATTAATAGTAACATTTTGATCCGTAAAGGTCAGACATTATCTACAATCAGCACAGCAAAGAATATCTTTGCTCGTGTAACAGTTACTGAAGACTTCCCTGTAGAAGTTCCTGTTTATGATTTGAATTCTTTGTTGGCATTGTTAACTTTGATGGAAAATCAGCAAGTTGATTTTGGCGAGAAGTCTTTGACTATTTCTAAAGACAATGGTAAATTTGAGTATTTCTATTCTAACGCAAGCGTTATTGTTGCGGCACCAGATAAGAACATTGAGATTGATGAGCATTTTAAATTTAACCTCTCATCTGAAGATGTTAACATGATTATGAAGGCAGCAGCTATTACAGCAGCACCTACAATTTCTGTTATCAGTAAAAACGGTCAAGTTACATTGACTATCGGTGATAAGAAAAATGATACTGCAAACACTTATAAAAAGACAATTGGTGCTTCAGATGAAACATTTGAATGCCACATGGCAGTTGAAAACTTCAAGATCGTTCCCGATGCTTATGCAGTAACAGTTGCTAAAAAGAAATTGTTCCACTTTAAAAACGCTACAAAGCCTTTAGAGTATTTCATTGCAATGGAACCTGATTCGGTGATCTAATGAATCCCGTAGGTCGTAGATCATTTGCTAAAGGCCTAGGTTTTATAGGCCTAATAGGTGTAGGTGTTGCAGGTTATAAAGAAGCCAAAGAGCGTCTTATGCCTGCGCCCGATGAACTAGCGTCTAAAGAGTTATCTGACAAATTAGACGAACAGCCTTTACTTCAGTTGCAGGCAACATATGGTGAAAAGATGCCGCCACCACCGCCACCCGCTGGACAATTTATGTTTATAGGCACCGGTCCTAATTATAAACCCGGAACTGAAATACATGTGCAAGCTAAGATGCAGGTTGGACCTGACGGAAAGCTATATGTCAAAGAGAATAACATTTGGCGTAAAATTTAATATTATGGAGTTATTATGGAATTTCGTGAAGATCAATTTTTGTGGGTTGAGCGTTATCGCCCTCGTAAACTAGATGAATGTATTTTACCTGCAGACCAAAAGAAGGTCTTCCAGGACATGGTTGAAAAAGATGAAATACAGAACATGCTATTGTGTGGTTCGGCGGGTGTAGGTAAGACTACTATTGCTCGAGCATTGTGTGAAGAATTAGGTACAGACTATATCATTATTAACGGTTCAGAGGAATCGGGTATTGATGTTCTTAGAACTAAAATTAAACAGTTTGCTTCTACAGTATCCTTTAGTGGCAAGACTAAAGTTGTTATTTTAGATGAGGCTGATTACTTAAACCCTAATTCTACACAACCGGCCTTAAGAGCATTCATAGAAGAATTCTCAGCAAATTGCAGATTCATTTTTACTTGTAATTTTAAAAATCGTATTATTCCTCCGCTTCATTCTCGTTGCGCGGTAATCGAATTTAAAATTGGTAAAGAAGAACGTCCGAAGATTGCTGCTCGTTTCTTTAAACGTGTTAATGAAATCTTGGCAAACGAAAAGGTTGAAGCTGACCCTAAAGTTGTAGCAAAAGTTCTTGAGAAACATTTTCCCGATTATCGTCGTGTACTTAATGAGTTACAGCGTTATGCATCTTCGGGCAAGATCGATGAGGGTATTCTTGTTAATATGGGTGAGGTTAATATGCAAGACCTTATCTCTGCTCTCAAAGACAAAGATTGGAAAAAGATGCGTACTTGGGTTGTTAACAATTTAGATAACGATCCGCAAACTCTTTTCAGAAAAATCTATGATACATTATTAGATTCAGTTGTACAGGTACCGCAACTTGTTTTATTGCTTGCAGACTATCAGTACAAGGCCGCATTTTGTGCAGACCAAGAAATTAATCTTGTTGCGTGTTTAACAGAGATTATGGCGTCGGTTGAATTTAAATGATTGATTTATTACGACCCACATTAGATTGGATTAGACATGATTATACTAGTAATCGCTTTCGTTTTTGCGTGGAGTTGCTTGCTTGGGCTATTAGTATTGGGTGTTCAATTACCATGGCTCTCACAGTCCCCAATCCGCCCCTATTATCTCTTTACCCTATATGGATCCTCGGTTGTGGTATGTATGCTTGGGCTGCTTTTACTCGCAAATCTTTTGGCATGCTGGCTAACTACTTGCTATTGGTAACAATAGATTCAGTAGGATTAGTGAGGATGTTAACATGAGCTTATTTGGAACCCCTGTAGAAAAACCCGCAGAAGTTCCTTATAAGGCCCCTGCAATCTCACCCTTCGACTTTATTAATGCTATTCATTATAGCAAAGATAATCTCATTGTAGATGATTGGTCGGAGAAACAATATAACCCGTTTATCATTAATAAAGGACTATCTTACGGACATGATACAGTAATCCCTGCGAATGAGATGAATTCGCGACCACATCTTGAGAAAAAGATGCAGTTTTCGTTTCTTATAAATACAATTAGGCCCCGTAAAAGATTCAATAAATGGATCAAAGCGGAGAAAATTGAATCGATCGAAGTAATTAAAGAATACTATGGATATAGCACAGAAAAAGCCCGCCAAGTACTCCCTCTTCTCGACGACTCAAAATTAGATTATTTAAGAACAAAACTAATAAAAGGTGGTCGTAATGGCTGAAGATATTTTTCACATTGATTATCCTGGATACAACCCGCTGGAAGTAACCATGGCACAACCTGACGATTTTTTGAAGGTCAGAGAAACTCTCACACGTATCGGTGTAGCATCACGCAAAGATAAAGTACTTTATCAATCTTGCCATATCTTACATAAGCAAGGTAGATACTTCATTGTCCATTTTAAAGAGCTATTTGCTCTTGATGGTAAGACTGCAGATTTGACAGAGAACGATTTACAAAGACGTAATACAATTGCTAAGTTGCTAATAGATTGGGGCTTGGTAAAAATTATTGATCCTGATAAATTTACAGATTTAGCACCGTTATCGCAGATCAAAGTAATTGCATTTAAAGATAAAAATGAATGGTCTTTACAAACAAAGTATAATATTGGTAAGAAAAAACAACCTACAGAAGAATAATCTGTATAAATAATTATAATCCCCGGGATGGGAAACGCAGCAATCGGTGTGGGCTGTATAAACCAGAAGCCGAACTAATTTCAGTCCCACTACCTTGGGAACGTCTAAAGCTGGTACAACGTATGGTACCCCTGTAGTCAGTAAGCAGGATTAACGCTATGCCTTCGGGGTAGCAAATCTAAAACTCGCTTAATAGGAGAACTATATGTTTTACGCAAACATGGCTATCGATTCAATTCAAAACGCCAAAATCAACTTCCTCAAACAAACAGTCAAGGAAGATTCCCTTCAAAAACCCCTAGTCGATTTTGTGGAAGCACAACGTGTCTTTACAAAGCAAATTGTTAAGTCTGCCAATGATGTAATGAATATTGCGTCAGAGACTTTTGCTAATTCGATTACCGGTAAAACAAGTAAAAAGGGAGATACAAAATGACATTTGTTCCACAAATATTTGGCCGTGATATGTTCAAAGACTTTGATAAATTATATGTAGGCTTTGACGATCAATTTAATAAGATGGCAAAGATTCATGATGATCTAACAAAGAGCATTCCAAATTATCCACCTTACAATATTAAGAAAACTGGAGATAACACGTATGTTATTGAAGTTGCTGTTGCTGGTTTTGCCAGACAAGATATTGAAATTGAACTTGCCGATGGCAAAATGATTATTAAGGGTAATGTAAATGGCGCAGACCAAGAAGAAAACTTCTTGTTCAAAGGTATTGCTAATAGAGCATTTACTCGCACATTTGCTTTGGAAGACCATATTGAAGTTCAAGATGCCGCTATGCTAAATGGTATGCTTAAGATTTTCTTAGAGCGTATTATTCCTGAGCATAAAAAGCCAAAGAAGATTGAAGTTAAAGATTCCGAAGTAAGTACAAAGCCTACAAAGAAATCTAAACCTCAATTACTTACAGAAGATCCTGTAGAAGATAGGATGCTATAATGACCAATGATCTAAAAGAATTTGAAGGAGCTCATGTTCCTTCGGTAAAAGACTTTTGGTCATGGGTTGAAAAAGCCTTTACTCCATCATATCAAAAAGAAATTGATATGTATCTAGGAGATTCTGTAGATCATAAAGATCTAGAAACTAGAATGCAAGTATTATCACGCAGAGGTCTATTATGAAATTCATTAAAGCTTTTATAAAAATCGTACACGAAGTACGACACCGACTAGCCACTCGTGGGGATAAACTCCCTACAAAGGGTTCGTAAAAACACTAGGGCTTCGGCCCTAGTTGTCCAAATGATAACAGAATACTTTGATATTTGACATAAAGATGTTATAATATATTATTCGTAAACGGAGAATTAAATGATTAAAATTTTAAAGCTACAAACCGGTGAAGAATTGGTTGCTGATATGTCAATGGAAACATCAAGTATTAAACTTGTGCAACCATTCATTTTAACAATGGCACCTAATCGTGAACCTGGATTTGAAAAAGAAATGACGTTGGCATTGTTTCCATATGCCCCATATGTTGTTAACCATACCATAGAAGTTGATGCTTCAAAAGTTATATGGATTTCAGAATTGCCTGATAGTATGATTACAGACTATCAGCGTGCACTAACATCACTAAATGTTTCATTGAATAAAATTGAGCAAGAACTTAATAATAAAGATACCAAATGAAAATAGTACATAACTTTAAAAAACGCACCAAACAAGGTGGTAAGGCAAAAACTTCTAGTATGAATAAGACTCAAAAGAGAAGTTATAAGGCATACAGAGGCCAGGGTAAATAAATGAACGGTAAAGGTAGTAAACCTAGACCATATAGTGTTCCTCTCACTACATTTGATAATAATTACGATGCTATTTTTCGTAATAATAAAAAAACAGATGAGGAAAAGTTTGATGATGCGATTATGAAGAATGAATACTATGATGAAGATTTAATTAAAACAAAGGAAAAAAATGACAACTAAAATTACAATTAAAGATAAACCAGTTAATACAACATATCAAGACAAAACAGGCACAACTGCTGGCGCAGGAACCGGTGCAAAGTTTGATGTAACTAAAACAGATGGTGTTTATATTGTAGCACTAGATTCAGTAGCAACAAGTTCTGGCGCTGGATATGTTGCAGGGGATACTATCACTATTGCAGGAACTGCATTGGGCGGAACCTCGCCTACAAATGATTTGATCCTGACTGTTGCTACAGTTGGTGCATTGGGTAAAATTGCTACATTCGGTTCAGTTGGAACTGGTCGTTCTGGCGATGGCGTCGTAGATGTTGTTGTTGATGTTACTGGCACTACTGGTGTAGATACTTATGCGTTTGACGGTAAAGCTGCAGACTTCACAGTTACAAAATCTGCAAGTAAAGTATCTGCAGTAAGTACATTATCACCTACTGTTAGTTTTGAATTGGCAGATCACGAGCGCGTTGTGTTTAATGATAAAGCTATTGCGTATGATGCGGCAGGCAAAGCTGGCGATGTGTATGCTTTATTAGCTGCTGGCTTAGGTGTTGCAGATGTTACCAAAGCCTATGTAGGTATTGGTATTAACCTTGCGGACAAGGGCTGGACAAACAAACAATTAGCAGAAGCATTGCTAGCTACAGATGTTTATAAAACAGACGCAGGCGGTGTTAGCAACGAAACATTTATTAAACAAGTCTACAAAAATGTATTTGGTGCTGATGCTACTTTTGCACAAGTTACGGAATATGTTAATTGGATGAATAGCAGCAAATTGTCTCAAGCAGATGTTTTAGTTGCAGCTAGTGAGTTACCAGCATTTGAAACTACAATTGGTTTAGTAGGTTTAGCTACAACGGGGATCGAGTATACTCCGGTTGTATAAATAAATTATGCCGCGGATTGGTGAAATGGTATCACAAAGGACTCATAATCCTTAGTTCCTAGTTCAACTCTGGGGTCCGCATCCATTATGAAAAAAATTATATTATCACTTCTACTAGCCGTGTCTACGGTTGCGTGTAGTCAAGAAAACGCCAAGCCTGTTTTGTGCATGGAAACAAAAGAGATGTTTGACGCAATATTTGAAGAATACCGTGAGACAATACTTATGGTATTTGACCAAGATACATTCGCAAATAAGATTGTATTAACAGTTAATCCTGCAACAAAGACATGGTCATTAGTCGAATACAGTACTGAGATAGCTTGCTTGCTAGGTTCAGGTCACAATTATAAGATAATGGGGCGTGTATCTAGTAAAGATTACTTATGAAATATATAATGATATTGGCATTGTTTATAACAAGCAATGCCTTTTCCATGAAAGTAACTGCTCATTCTTGGCTTGTTGCTAATGGTAATGGAAAAATTATTGAAGGCGAAAGTATTGATGAATCGAGATCAATCGCCAGTATTACTAAACTTATGACTGCAATGGTCGTAATTGATTCAGGCCAAGATCCGCAACAAATGCTTGGCAAATTTACAAGAGAGCAACACATACAGTTGGCACTTGTAAAGTCCAGTAACGAATCAGCTATTATATTGTGCGACAACTATCCTGGCGGCAAACCTAGTTGTATACGAGATATGAATTTAAAAGCTATGGCAATTAATATGCCTAATACTAAATTTGTAGAAGCGTCTGGATTAAGCCCAATGAATATTAGTACAGCTAGAGATTTATTAGAACTAGTTCTTTCTGCAAGCTACTATACTGATATTGTAGAAGCAAGTAAAACATCGCAAGTAAAAATTCAAATTAAAAAGAAGTGGTTCTTTTTTAATAATACAAATCCTATTATTGGAAAGAGACATAATTTTATTGTGAGTAAAACTGGAACAACAAATGCTGCCGGTGGTTGTATCGTTATGATGCTTGATACTGATATCGGCAGACGCATCGTTGTTGTTCTTGGAAGTAAAAACGGTAAGACTAGAATTCCCGAAGCAGAATTTATCGCACTTCAGGAATATCAAACAGATTAAAAAAGGGCCTTGCGGCCCTCAGTGCTGGTTACGCAAATCCAGCGATACGCTATTTTGTACCCGAATTAAATAAATTATCAAACCATTGTTTGATTTTTATTATTACTTTCCCAACAAGCTATTAACCTTTGCTTCAGCAACATTCAAACGCTCTTCGATAGCATCTAACGCTGGATCTGCTTTTGCTGCAACAGCTGCAGCAATTTCTGCATGTACTTCTGGAGCAACAACTTCACCTGTAGCTGCGGCAATAATTTCAGCAACTGCGGCACCTGCTTCTGCTGCTACTTCTGGTGCTGGAGCTGGCATTTCTGCAACTGCTTCTGTAATTGCTGCAGTAATTGCTACTGGATCTGTAACAACTTCTGGGTCTGCAGCTACAACTGCGGCTACTGCTGCAGCTATAATCGCAGCAACTTCTGTATTCTCAACTGCAACTGTTTCAACCTGAGCATTAACTACATCAGCTACAATGTCAGCGGCTGCTGGGACATCTGCACTTGCTGATAATGCCACCACATCTTCAACTGCTACAGGAGCAGCATCTGCTGGCGCAGCAATAATCGCTTCAATATGTTCTTGTGTTTGAACAGCAACTAAATGGCCAACGGTAACTTCTACTAATGTTAAACGCGCATCTAGTTCTTCTAATGCGGTTGCAATATCGCTATTAGCACTAATACCTGTTAGTGTTGCTAATTTAGCTTCAACGGCTACTAATCTTACTGCTAGATCTTCGAATCTCATGTTTACTCCTTTTTGTTAATGATTTGTGCTCTTGGCACACTATTATTTATGAAATAATATATTACAGTAATATTACAGCATTCAGTTCCAGTACTTAGATGAATCTAGATTGTCCCAATATGTTTTGTTGTTACGATTAATGAAGTTCTTTATTAAGTATGCACCCATTCCAAAGTATCCCATTTTTTTAAACCTACGGGAATCTTGTCCAAAATAGTGATTTGCAATTTTAAACTTCTTTGGGCTATACATTCTTGATAGAAAGTAATCTTCAGATGTTACTGTCTTTTCAGGGAACCCGCCATATTCTTCAAATCTATCTCTGCGAGTCAACATAAATGCCCCGATTGCAAATGGGGAAAAGAATTTTAATATGTGATTAATAATATTAAAAATTGTAAATCCAATTATTGCACGTAAGTCTTTGTCATAACATTTAATGTTTAGCCCAATTAGATCTAAGTCATTGGACACAATTTCGTTAACGGCATCTTTAATTACTGTGTTTTTAAAGAACCGAACATCTGCATCAATGAATAAAATATATGGAGTAGTAACTAATCTTGCTCCGTTATTCTTGGCAAATGAAACTGGGCCACCTTCAATAATTTCGACATTCAATGAAGAACTATTATCTTTTATTACTTGTCTAGTATTATCAGTAGAGCAATCGGCAATAATGATTCTTGTATCGCTAATGTCTTGTAGGCGCAAAGCATCTAACAAATGATGAATATAGTTTTCCTCATTCTTACAAGGCACCACGATAGTAATTTTATTACTGAGGTTCATCATCTTTTTCCTTAGTCCAAGTTATTATTTCCCATCGACCATCATGATGTTCTACAAGCGCGGTGCATGATTCGACCCAATCACCGTCATTCATGTATGTGACGCCATCTATATCTTTTATTTCGGCATGGTGTATGTGTCCACAGATAACACCATCATATCCGCGCTTCTTACAATATCCTGCAAGATTCTTTTCAAACTGAAATATAAAGTCTACTGCCTTTTTGACTTTGTGCTTAAGGAATTTGCTAAGGCTAAAGTACCCAAAACCCATACGATGGCGTATCCAATTGAACTTGCTATTGAGCGAAAGAATGAAGTCATATGCCTTATCTCCTAAAAATGATATCCACGGTGCTAATCTTGTTATACCATCAAACAAGTCTCCGTGTGTTACTAAATAGCGCTTGCCGTCAGCGCCAATGTGTTCTATTTGATTGTGAATTTCTACTAGACCAAAACTAAAACCATATGGTATCATTGGTCTTAGAAACTCATCATGATTTCCTGCTATGTATACTACTCTAGTACCACGTTTGGCATGACCTAAAACACGGCGCACAACATTGGTATGACTTTGTTTCCAACGCCATTTATTTTGTTGTATTCTCCAAGCGTCTATAATGTCACCAATTAGATATAAAGTATCGCAACTATTATGTTTTAAAAAGTTATTTAATTTGCCAGCTTGACTATCTTTTGTGCCAAGATGCACATCACTAATAAAAATGCTGCGATACTTTTTTTGTTGAGTTATAGCACTATTGGTATCCACAACCATATGCCTTGACTCATTAACAACGCAGATAATGCGCCAACCGCAATACTTGCAATATATAATGCGGGTGCTACAGCCAAGATACTAGCTGACAATAACACAATAGCAATTTGAAATCCAGAACCAGCAAAGGTCATCCATGGTCCAGACTTGCGTATCTCATCACGCTCAGTTTCTAAAGCGCGGGCCTTAGCCATTAGTTCTTTCTTGCCTTCACCCGTTGCAGGCTCGCTCTCGTATCTATTAATTTTAGCAGTTAACTTATCTGCCTTTTCAAATTGTTTTCTTTCAACCGCATCGTCTCTAGCCATTTCAGCAAGAGTTTGTTTAATCGACTTTGCCTGAAAGAATGCCCAAGTATCGTTTGCTTTAATAGTATTGTTTAATACTTTAGAACTATTACCGGAAGCAATATAAGTATTAATAGCTAAAAGAGCAGCAAGTACAGTAATTAACCAACCGGCTTTATCTTTAATTTGTGCTTCACGCTCGGAACGTGATAATGGTTTCTTTTCTTCAGCCATACTAATCTCCTTTAGATTTATTTATTTGCTAGTGGATTGTCCATAGCTTTTTGTATTTTACTATCAACTTCTCTCTTTAGTGTTTCTACTTCGCGGTTAATTTCTCTACGAGCCGCAGTAAATTCACTGTTAATTTCCTTACGTGTTGATTCCATATCCTTACGAATTGCCGCCGCTTCAGTTCTTGCTCTTTCCAAATCTTCACGCACAGCCTTGCGCATATCACGCATTTCACTTTCCGTCTCACGTTGTGCAGTTTTAACACTGCGCTCTACCTGTTCAGTTACTGTTTCGTTGCGACGAAGATCATTCTTTAAATCAACTTTAATATCGCGAGTATAGTCACTTGTCTTTTGGCTGTTCTCCTCAATAACAGCTAGACGTTTATCAAACCCAGATAAATCTGGTGCAGAATATTCTGCAATCTTTTTCTTCATTCCTACGTAATCTTTATATACTTCAAATGTACCGTATAACCCACCTAGTACAGATGACACAATAGTAGCAGCTACCATTAGTTTTGCTGGGGTAAATTCATATCCACCTATGCTAATAACAGTATCTTTGCTAGCATACTTTTTCATTGCTGCTTCTGCTTCGTCAATTTTAGCATTAACGTCTTTAATTTCTTCTGCCATTTTTATCTCCTAATTTTTTTTTTTGTGTTGAAAGCATTCTCAACCATTCTTTTTTTGCTTCTAAATTGTCTTTTGCATTTTGTAATTTTGTACTATTCTTTGTTATAATACTTGTTGCGGATAATCCTAAACCAATTCCTACAATTACGTAAGGAAGATATCCCATATTATTCTCCTAGTTTATATTGCTTTTCAATCATTTCTTGGTGCAACCTATCAGAGCTAAGTGATCTTAAAGCTCTTACATTGTCAACAGTCTTTTGATTTCTATAAATTTCTTTAGGTTCATAAAATGCTGCATCTGGAATCATTGAAAAATACTGCGCAAAATTTGCAGGTTGCCTTGCAATTGATTCAATTGATACTCCACCAGCAAGTTCATTATTTTGTACATTACGTTTTACCGTATCAGTTTGTTGACCTGAAGTAGTTTGCAATATAATTGGTCTATATTCTATTGCAGATTCTACAGGATTTTTATTTCCGCTAAATTTGATACCTTCTAATACTGGCATTTCTATTTGTGCAGATGTTTGTTTTGTGGGCGGTACTAAACTATAAGTTAATGATTGCGGAGATACCATTGATATAATTGTATCTTGTTTAACAATTGGGGGTTGATACTGATATACTTGAGTAGAAGTTCCTGTATTGTTTTCAAATTTCGGTGGTTCATATTTAACCGGGGGCATCATAGTAAATTGTGTAGATGCCTGCGTGTCTTGTTTAAATTCAAACTGGGTTCTACCTACAGTAGATATTGGGACTTGTAATCCCATGTTCTCATAATTTGTAGGTGGTTCATATTTTGGCATTTGAACACTGGTATTAATTTCTATTTTATTTGAAGATTCTATTTTAGGAATATACGCAATAGTTTGTGGAACATTAAAAACAAAATCTTGTTTTGTATCATTCTGTATATTTTGTTGTATACCAAAACTCATATTTGAACTAGAAGATGATTGCCCAGAATTCACACTTGATAACGATTGTTCCAATCTAGTAGAACTAAATGTTGTATTGGATTGTAAGTTTCCTTGTAATGGTAGTCCGCTATTTTGTCCTGGACCAGAAAAAGATTGTGTGCTTGATGCTTGTGGAGTGCCTGCAGATTGTGAATTACTAATAGCAATACTTTGCGATTGCGCTTCCCCTGCAATTTTTTCTGCAGTTTGTTTTGCTGACTCACCTGCAGAAAATGCCTGTGCATCTGCAGCTTGCACTACTGACTTTTCCAATGCTGCAGTTTTTTCTTGATTTGATCCTATCATACTTAAAACAGATGATAAAGAAACCGGCGATGAACTTTTTCCTCCGCCTCCAGCATCTGCAACTTCTCCTGCTTTTGGTTGTTGATTATTTGCGCTAGGTTGTGCCGCAGCTTGTTGAGGGGCAGACCCAGGTGGCGGAGGAGATCCTAGAGGCGCTGGTCCTGGTTGAGGTTGCGATTGATCTTGCGGTGGAGGAGATCCAGGTGGCGGCGGTGCCGGCCCAGTTGGTGGAGGTGCCGGCCCAGTTGGGGGTGCGACCGCAATTGAAATAGGGTCAAGGGGAGGAGCTGCTGCAGGAGCCGGCGCTAATTTTGCCAATGCTGCAAGATATCCTGGGCAAGAAGGACTGGATAAAGCATTTATAGTACATGGATCAACACTATATTTTAAACTAAAATTTACGGCAGTTACTTCTGGGCCATATGGGCCTACCCAAAAATTATTGTCTTTACCTATAAACCCATATACTGCATTACCTACGTTTGGCGTAGCATACGGAGTTTTAAATGTTTCCGAATAACTAAACTGAGTCCAGTTATATTTTCGATTTAAATCATAATTATATGATTCTAATACTTTTGAATTTGTATTGTTATAGATGTTAACATATGCAGTTAGATAATCCTGCATACCATTATCCCATCCATTTCCGTTCTTTGCTTGGAAACTAAAATTGAAACCATTAACTTGTAACCCGGTTCCGGCACTGGCCAAGGCATTGTTAATGTTAACAATTTGATTCAGGTTTGTTAACCCGTATGAAAAGTTAATTATATTTGATCCTGTACCCCATGCAGCAACTCTAGGTAGAGGACCACAATATCCAGGATCTCCGCCTTGCCAACAAGTCAATGGTTGTCCGATACTACCTGCATTTTGCCAAGTAGATGTAGTTCCGGTAGCCTGATTAGTAAAATTAACCAGGTTACCTGTTGTATCTACTGTTTGTGCTTTACTTGAAAGCGTTATGGACAAGAATGCCGAGCAAAGAACCAAGGCCAATGTTTTTAGCAGTTTCATATTTGTCTACTTTCGGTGTTTGTGGGATTTTATCTTTATTATCTTCCCATGTAAGTTTAGCTTGTTCGCCAATCTTACCCTCAATAGGACAAGGTGTGCCGGCATTTAACATTGCATTAAACACTCGTTCGTCCTGACACATGACTGCAACTGCAGCAACTTTCATTCCCATATCATAAAGGGTTTTAGAAAGTTTTAATCTTTCGCAATTTAAATCTCGCATTGTTCCGCCAGATGAAACACCAAATACTTGTGTTTGTATTGATCCAGCTGATCCTGTAGTACATAGATCATTATTACCACCGCTCATCATTGCAGGTGCAACTGCTGTAGGTGGAGGCTGAATTACTCTTTGTGTAATAACAGTTTCGTTTTTATTAATGTTAGTTACTTCGCCAGAATTTATGTTCTGATTGATGTTTGCATTTTGATTAACGTTTGTGTTATTACTGGTACTTGTTGCAGTTGACGAATTAATATTTCTATTAGTCATATCGCCAGAATTAACATTGTTGTTAGTATTAGTAGATGTACTGACGTTGTTGTTATTATTTGTAGCAGTGCTTGCATTATTATTGTTATACGTCATAGTACCGCTGTTAACATTATTATTTGTATTAATATTGTTGCTTGTACTGACGTTGTTGTTATTAAAAGTCTGCGTACCACTATTCACATTGTAATTAGTGTTTGTATTGGTGTTAGTACTTGTACTGGTATTTTGATTAATATTCGTCATGCTACCACTTTGAATATTATTATTTGTATTAACACTTGTAGAAGTATTGATATTTCTATTGGTCATATCACCAGTATTCACATTATTATTTTGATTCACATTGGTGCTATTGATAGTTGACGTATTAATATTTCTATTAGTCATATCGCCAGTATTCACATTGTTATTTTGATTCACATTCGTGTTTGCCGTTGTAGCGGTACTGACGTTATTATTATTAAATGTCTGCGTACCGCTGTTCACATTGTTATTAGTATTAACGTTTGTGCTTGTAACCGCACTGGTATTTTGGTTAATGTTTGTTAATGTTCCACTCTGAATGTTATTATTAGTATTAACATTGTTGTTAGTTGCGGTTGAAGATGACGTATTGACGTTATTGTTATTATTCGTCATTGTGCCAGTATTGACGTTGTTATTATTATACGTCATTGTGCCGGAATTGACGTTGTTATTGTTTAACGTCTGCGTACCGCTGTTAATATTGTTGTTAGTATTAACATTTGTACTTGTGCTGGTACTTGCACTATTATTGTTATTAGTATTTACAGATGTACTGTTAACAGTTGAATTACTTGTAGCTGTGCTTGTACTTGTAGCATTGCTATTACTGTTAACGGTACTGACACTATTAGAAGTGCTATTGGTGTCTACTAATGTTTTGCCCCCGTCGTAACTACCTTGATTGATAAGACTTGTAGTCCCAGTCGTTGTTCCTCCAGTTGTGCTAGAGGTTCCACTTGTCGTTTGCGCTAAAGTGCTACCAAACATCATAACAAAAAGTGCCAATGCGGCAACCTTTTTGTTGAACATTTTTTCTCCTATTTTTGTTTTACTTTTAATTATTAATTAACCGAGTGCCAGATTATATAAGTAACCTACCGAAATTTTTGACCAGGTGGTTAATGCGCCAACTTGTTTGGGGCTTGAATAATATGTAGCATTACCTAGTCCCAATATTCCATCAAAATTGTAACCCCATGCCCATAATGTACCATCCGTTTTAATAGCCTGGGTATGATAACCACCTGCCCCAATACTTGACCACGTAGTCAATGCACCAACCTGTACAGGACTAGATCTACTTATGGTATTACCTAAACCAAGCTGTCCTCCACCATTGGCGCCCCATGCCCATAATGTGCCGTTGGTTTTAATTGCAATGGACTGAAATGCATCAACAGATGCACTTGCCCAATTTGTATCAGCGCCGACTTGTTTTGGACTTGAGTAATACGTAGTATTTCCTAATCCCAATTGTCCAGAGTTATTCTGTCCCCACATCCATAGGGTGCCGTCAGTTTTTATTGCGGCCGCAAGGTCTTCTCCTGCATTTATAGATGACCACGTAGTTAATGCACCTACCTGTGTTGGACTAGATCTATTATTGGTATCGCCCAATCCTAATTTGCCGTTTGTATTATGTCCCCATGCCCACATAGTTCCATCTGTTTTAATTGCTAGGTTATTATTATATCCTGTACTTATTTTGGACCATGCAGTTAATGCTCCAACTTGTTTTGGACTTGAATAATTTGTAAGATTGCCTAAACCTAAATTCCCGTAATCCGAATTATATCCCCATGCCCACAATGTACCGTCTGTCTTTATTGCGATCATGTGCCCGTTGCCTACACCCATAGATGCCCAATTAGTCAATGTCCCTACTTGCGTAGGACTAGATCTATCTATGGTGTCACCATGTCCAAGCCTGCCGTTGTTCGCATTGTTTCCCCATGTCCACAAAGTACCATTAGTTTTTAATCCAGCAGTGGCCGTACCTCCGCCCGCATATACATTTTCCCAATCGGTCAACGCACCCACCTGTGTTGGACTAGATCTATTATTAGTATCGCCTAAACCAAGTTTTCCTTTGTAATTAGAGCCCCATGCCCACATATATAAGGCGGGACGAGGGGGCGGTGGCGCAACAAAAGTCCCACCTCCAACTAACGTAAATCCAGCTGTAAATTCCATTTGATTATCCTTACTAACATATGCGTATTCATATATTTATGCCTATTCAAATATAAAGATTTGGTTATCTTTGTCGCATAACCTATTGACAAATAAGCACTTTTCCTATATAATGATATAATTATTTATTGTGTCTAAAAGGTTTTTAATGAAGTTCTACACTAACGTAAATCAGTATGGTAATCGTATTCTGGTCAGGGGCGTAAATAACGGCAAAACCGTTCAGGAAAAGATCGAATTCAAACCAAGCTTATTTACAAAGTCACAGAAAGAATCACAGTATAAGTCGTTATACGGAGATAATCTTGAAGAAATCGAATTCGCAGATATCAACGATGCCAAAGATTATGTCAAAAGATACAAAGAAGTAGAAAATTATCACATCTTCGGTAATACAAATTACGCATATCAGTATATCACAAAGACGTTTCCAGACGAAGTAGAGTTCGATATTTCGCAGATTAAAATTTGGTCTCTTGATATTGAGACCTCTGCAGAACTTGGATTCCCGAATGTCAGAGATCCCAAAGAAGAATTATTATTGATTACGATTCAAGATGCAAGTACTAAAGAGCTTGTGACATTTGGATCGAAACAATTTAAAGTAACAAAAGATAATCATACCTATATACAATGCCGAGATGAGTATGATCTGTTTCAGAAGTTCTTAGCATACTTTCAAGACAATTGCCCTAACATTCTTACAGGATGGAACATTGAGTTCTTTGATATTCCATATTTGTGTTCAAGAATGGCACGCATTCTTGGAGATGATTCTGTTAAAAAGCTATCACCCTGGGGTGTGGTAAATCCAAAAGAGTTTACCCGCATGAGTCGCACAGAACTTATTTATGATATTCTTGGTGTAGCCATTCTAGACTATCTTGATCTGTATAAGAAGTTTACCTACAGTGCTCAAGAATCATATAAGTTGGATCACATTGCCAAAGTAGAACTAGGTAAAGAGAAATTATCGTATGATGAATATACTTCATTCCGAGACTTCTATAAAAATGATTGGCAAAAGTTTGTTGAGTATAACGTAGTTGACGTAGAACTTGTTGACCAGCTTGAAGATAAGATGAAGTTGATTGAATTGATTCTTACAATGGCGTATGATGCGAAGTGTAATTATGTTGATGTATTCTCAGCTGTAAGAACTTGGGACTGTATCTTATGGAATCATTTATGGAAACAAAACATCGTTGTCCATCAGAGAGAAGGTTTGCCCGGCAGACAAATTGTCGGGGCATTTGTTCAAGAACCACGACCAGGCAAATATGATTGGGTTGTTTCTTTTGATGCGACAAGTCTGTATCCAAGTATTATTATGCAGTATAATTTGTCGCCAGAAACACAAATTAGAAAAGCAACAAAGAATGCAGATGTAAACTCATTGTTAAAACAATCTATTAATCTAGATGACTTAAAAGATAATAACTATTGTATGTCGGCAAATGGTTTTTGTTATACCAGAGAGAAACAAGGATTGTTTCCTGAGATTGTTCAGAAGTTATTTGACGATCGACAAAAATATAAGAAGTTAATGTTGGCTGCTCAATCAAAGTATGAAGAATCAAAAGATAAGAAGTGGCAAAAAGAGATTGCAAAGTATAACAACTTTCAGATGGCTCGTAAGATTCAATTGAACTCTTTGTTTGGTGCATGGGGCAATGAGTTTTTTAGATTCTATGATTCGAACATTGCTGAAGGTATCACAATGACCGGTCAGTATATTATTCAAACAGTTGGCAAAGCATTGGATGAGTATTTAAATAAAGTATGTGGAACTAAAGATCACATTTATTCTTTTTATTCAGATACAGATGCGTGTTATATTACACTTGACCCATTGGTTCAAAAATTCTACAAAGATCAACCAAAAGAAAAGATTGTAGAGATTCTCGATAAGATTTGTAATGAGAAAATTGAAAAGGCAATTAATAAGTCATGTGATGGGCTTGCGGATTATACTAATGCATTTGAAACAAAGATTTATTTTAAGCGTGAGGTTATTGCAGATCGAGGCATTTGGGTTGCTAAAAAACGATATGCTTTAAATGTTTACAACAATGAGGGCGTTCAATATAAAGAGCCGAAGTTGAAGGTCATGGGATTAGAGATTGTTAGATCATCTACACCCGAACCTGTACGAGACGCTTTGAAGCAGGCAGTTAAATTGGCATTGACCGGAACAGAACAAGAACTACAAGATTACATTCGAGAGTTTGAATGTAAGTATCGTAAATTAGAACCAGAATTAATTGCCTTTCCCAGAGGAGTAAACGGAGTCGATAAATATACAGATAGAGCATCTATATATAAACCGGCTACTCCAATGCACGTTCGAGGAGCCTTGCTGTATAACTTTTATTTAAAAGAAAAGCAAATAGATAAAAAGTATGAACTTATAAGTGAAGGCGATAAGATCAAATTCATTTACTTAAAAGAACCAAACTTGATTAAAGAAAATTGTATTGCCTTTATCAATGTGATTCCCGAAGAGTTCAATTTGAAGCAGTATGTAGATTATGATATAATGTTTGAGAAATCATTTCTTGAACCGTTAACAACAATATTGAATGGTGTAGGTTGGTCTGCAAAGCCACAAGCAACATTGGAAGGATTATTCGCATGAAAAAATTATTATTAACACTTGCATTTCTATTATGTGCATCTACAAGTTATGCACAAAAAACTCCACAGGGAGTTTTATATGATGCCAAAATTTTAAGAGCAACCGACGGAGATACTGTAGTTATTGCTGCACCTTATTTACCGGCGCCGCTGAAGCCTGAAATTGCTGTTCGAGTGTTTGGAGTAGACACACCGGAAAAGGGGTTTAGAGGACAATGTGACTCTGAAAAACAACGCGGAGAAGCTGCTAGCGTCTTTACCAAAAATGCAATAAATTCCACGCAAAAACATCAAGTCATGTTATATGGTTGGGATAAATTTGGTGGTCGTGTTTTAGGTGACATTATTTTAAACGGAGTAAGTTTAAGAGCAGAATTAATTAGAAACGGCTTCGCCCGTGAATATTACGGAGATGCTAAACAAAGTTGGTGTAATTAACTATTGACTTTTTGTCATGGTCATATTATAATATTGAAATTACTTAAGGAGTTATTATGTCGTTACTTGAAAAATTAAAGAAAAATTCGACAATCAAAGAAACAGAAACTTTGAGCAAATCAAAATTCTTTGCAAAGAAGGATATGATTCAAACCTCTGTTCCTATGGTTAACGTCGCGATGTCTGGAAGTCTTGAGGGCGGGCTGACTCCTGGTCTCACAGTATTTGCAGGTCCATCTAAACATTTTAAAACAGCATTCTCGTTATTGCTTGCCAAAGCCTATTTGGATAAGTATGAGGATGCTGTCGTTTTATTTTATGATTCAGAGTTTGGTTCA